GGCGGGTGGCGGTCCTCTGGCCAGCTGGAGGCGGGTGGCGGTCCTCTGGCCAGCTGGAGGCGGGTGGCGGTCCTCTGGCCAGCTGGAGGCGGGTGGCGGTCCAATATTCTTGACGCAACGCGTCACCAGGCCCCGACAAGCTGGCGACGCGGTGCGTCAAAAGGGTTATACTGAACACTTGAATAGTGCGCGTTTTTTGGGCTGAATGAACTGAACGATCCCACAGGGATAACACTAGGTGCCCAGAGAAATCATTCAAAACGCATTGAGTTGCTGTGAGTCCTGTAGGGCTCACAGTACTCTGGGGCGTAATACAGGGGGGTATACTCTGTGTATCATTATCTAATTTACTGATTCTCTAGGAAAAGAGAGTTAACTAACTAGAATTACTAAGGAAAAGGAAAGGGGTTGAAAGTCCCTCACTGGGCTTTTCTCCTGTGATATCGGGCGCTTGCAATGGACTCACTAGAGGTGAGCACTCAAATGAGATCGTTGAAATCACTTCCACGAATCTAGCTAATATCCCCATTAGCTCAGCTGATGGCTACCCATCAGTTTTGCTTATATACCCATTAGCTAAACTGATACCTACCCATTAGCTCAGCTGATACCTGGCCCGATCTCGGAAATCGCCTCCTCCAGCTTGCCCCTGAAACCGTCGCCCTAAGTACCTGAAATCACGTAACCGTGAGCCCTGCTCAGCTTTCCGTAAATCAATGATATCACGCACTTATATCCATAAGGTTCCATATGGATATGCCATGAGACGCACACACAAGCCACTGGTGCGATCTTTGAGAAATAGGCACCGCAGGGCCATGCCATACCAGGCAAGAATGTACGCGGCATTCTGAGGATAGGCCCCTAGAAGGGTAGTACCAGCCTTGTACTACCATTATACGGCATCTGAGGATGGTAGTAGGAGCCTGATACTACCATCACAGGGCATCTGCGCAAGGTACCCGTATAAGGGTAGTACAAGGCTGGTACTACCCTTCTGTGCTATGTAGGTGTATGTAGGTGCGCCTGTATAGGGGGTGTGCTGTAAGTAGCTGATATCACTAGGGTGTGCTATGAGGCTGGCCCATGGCACGGCGGCGAGTGGCTTCTCTTCGCTGGCCCATGGCACGGCGGCGACCAGCCGTGATCATGCTGGCCCATGGCACGGCGGCGAGTGGCCTCTCTTCGCTGGCCCATGGCACGGCGGCGACCAGCCGTGAT